TTACTCATGAGAACCTCCTAGACGGGCGCGCTTCATATTTTTTCGATAAACCTGCAAAGCCATCTTTGCAGAAATCATCTTCGTATAACCATATGAACGATACAAACTGTAAAGCCGAATTGCTACCATCAAATTGTTCTCCATCTTGTTTTTTTATGTATGAGTATGTGTGCTACTGAAGAGCAATGTAGTCAATGAAGTTTTGATGGTCAATCAAAAGTCAATACCCACTTTCTCCTCACAAATTATTTTTTACCTACAAAAAAATATTTATTCATATAAGTGCTACAACCCAATCCAGTAATGGGCTACAGCCTTGTCAGTAATTTCTGATGGGATGAGGGTGGTGTTGGACATGCGTAGATCAATTAACACCTCAAAAGAAATATTTAATCATCTCAAATTTATAAAAGAAGGATTACAACGAATTAGTAGATAAATAAATTCAAAATAAATTCAGAAAAAATGCGTTTGACGATACGCTTTCCGATTGTTAGATTCATCTCTTGCATTAAATAAATTACACAAGAAAAAGAAAGCTACGGAGACTGTTTTAAATGAATTACTACGAGCATCACATTGGAGATTACGCAGAAGCAACCGCACATCTCACCTTTATCGAGGACGCCACTTATAGTCGCCTGATCAGAAAGTACTACGCTACAGAAAAACCACTTCCAGCCGATGTGAAGATCGTCCAAAGATTAATCAATGCCAGGTCTAAAGAGGAAAAAAATGCAGTGGTCTCAGTCCTCAATGAATTTTTTAATCCAACAGATGATGGTTGGCGACAAGAGCGCTGTGACCATGAGATCACTCGCTTTAAAGATCGCCAATTTAAAGCTAGACGTAGTGCAGAAGGTCGTTGGCAGTCGTCTTCAGCAGAGCAAATACTGTCAGACAGTACCCCTAACTCGGTATGCGATCGCAATGCGAACGCATTGCCAACGCAATGCTCACCAAACACCATACACCAGTCACCAAACACCAATCTCCATACCCCAGACAAACAAAACAATAGGGTCGAAAAGAAAAATGTTGGGGTGACTGAGCAAACCTCAGTTCAGATAATTGAACTCTTTGCGAAGGAGGGTATCAACATACCCTTTGATGATCAGCGCATTAAAGAGATGGTGCTGTTGAATATTTCAGAGAAGGAGATAACTGAGGCCATCTTGCAGGCCAAAGAGACGAGAAGACGTGCGTCAAGCATCACACCTATCAACGTGGGATTTGTGCTTGCCATTGTGAAGGGAATGCGAAGAAATAGTCAAACTACTGATCCAGGTGAGGATATCTGGTGGAAAAGTAATGAAGGGATAGATGGCAAAGGAAGAGAGCTAGGCATGCTAGCTCAGGGCTCTGAGAGCTATGACGCATATAAAACCAGAATCTTCGCAGAACTACGCAAGCGTCAGGAGGCATCCAATGCAAGCTAAGCAAGTAAGCCAAGCCATGGTTGGCATTATTGATCGGCCAGATATGGAAGACTTTCCGATAGGTTCAGTTGTGAAGACGCCCAGTGGGCGTGTAGGTACAGTGGTAAAACACCGAGGCGCCCAAAGCCGATTCGACCTATTTCAAAGAATCATCATTGAGTTTGAAGACCCCATCGGTGATTCAGTTGCGTTGCAGCCCCATCTTCTGACAATGATCAAGTTGCCATGATTGAAAACAATCAAAAGAAATCAAAGGGAGGTGCAAGGGTTGGGGCAGGTCGAAAGATCGGCAGCTTAACTAAGCGAACTCGTCAGATAGCTGAAGCTGTTACAACCCAAGGAATCACCCCATTAGAAATCATGATGAATGTAATGCATCAGCTATATGAGCATGCGAGCAATGTGCGTCAAGAGGATCTTAGTGACAAAGAGTCGGCAAATGAAGTCCGAATTAAGCTGCTGAATATGGCCGCCACCGTTGGAAGGCATGCAGCTCCTTATGTGCATCCACGCCTATCTGCAATTGAGCATACGGGCAAAGATGGCGCCCCCCTACAAAGTGGCGTGCTAGTTGTACCAAGCGCCATGAGTGTTGAGGATTGGGAGCGGGCAGCTCAGCCAAAACACTAACGTATTAAAAAACCAATGAAAACAATCTGGGCACCATTACCTGGAAGCCAGACCCTGTTTCTGACTTGCCCTGTCTATGAGGTATTACTTGAAGGCACCAGGGGAGGGGGCAAGACCGACACCTTGCTCATGAGCTATGCCCAGCATGTAGGTAGAGGCTTTGGAGATCATTGGCGCGGAACACTCTTTCGCCTAACGTACCCACAACTTGCAGATGTAGTGGCCAAGAGTAAGCGCTGGTTCTATCAAATCTTCCCGGGCGCCAAGTTCAATGAATCTGATTACGTATGGAAGTGGCCCACTGGAGAGATGCTGTATTTCCGTTATGGAGCTAACGAGGACGACTACTGGAATTACCACGGCCATGAATACCCATGGCTAGGGTTCGAGGAGTTAACCAACTGGCGAAACCTTTCTTTCTATGAAGCAATGCATTCCACCTGTAGATCATCGCATCCCGGCATGCCAAGAATGGTGAGAGCTACCTGTAATCCATTTGGAGTGGGCCACGCCTCGGTGAAGGAGCGATTTCAGATTGGCGCAATAGCTGCTGGGCAGATTATTAGGCAAGAGGGCGCGCTGCCTAGGGTCAGAATTCATTCGACGATTTACGAGAACACTCATCTACTAAAAAATGACCCAAACTATTTGATGAACCTAGAGTCGCTAAGCGATCCAAACAGACGTAGAGCATGGCTAGAGGGAGATTGGGATATCCACGTGGGAAGTTTCTTGGAAGGCGTATGGCAGCCTTCTAAACACGTTATAGAACCCTTCGCAATTCCACCAACGTGGAAGGTATGGCGATCTATGGATTGGGGATATGCCAGACCATATGCCGTTTACTGGTTTGCTTTATCTAGCGATGGAGTCTATTACCTCTGGCGTGAGCTCTATGGTTATGGGGACAAAGAAAATACTGGTACAAGGGAAGATGCAACGGTAGTTGCCGAGAAGATTAAGAAGATAGAAATTCACGATCAACGCCTTGGTTATGAATACCGCATGAATCTAGCTGACCCATCCATCTTTTCTAAGATAGGTGCAGAGCGATCCATTGGTCAGATCTTCAGGGATAAAGGAGTTAAATGGACTGAAGCCTATAACGCCCCAAGGAGCCGTGTAAACGGTGCTCAAGAAATCATCCGCCTATTGGCAGAAGGAAGACTAAAAGTATTCAGCACCTGTAAACACTGGCTAAGAACTATTCCTCAGCTACCACCAGATTCATTGAACCCCGAAGATGTAGATACCGATGCTGAGGATCATGCTTGGGATGCGACTAGGTATGGGGTGATGAGAGCACGAAGAGTGACGGAATAATTAATAAAAAACTAACTATGAAAGTAAAGATGATGGCCTTGTACGTATGAAGAAATTAGTTCGTAATGCTTAGATTGGCCGTATTCATGTCTGCTCCAAATAATATTTGCTAGAGCATCTACAAATTGCAAGCCAAGAGAATTCTTACTTTCCCACGGGGTTGTATTTAATTTAGTGCTTGCTCCAAGGCCCGCTAGTTCTGTTCTTAAGTAGTCATTTAATGAGTTTTTTAATTCCACGCTAACAGTTCTGGCATCGGGAATGAAATTGACCTCCTCATGCTTACTCATCTCACTCAATAGTAGTAACTTGACCATATAGTTGTATAAGCCATTGGGATGAGCCTTAAAACCATCATTAACATTCTCTTTTTTAACGGTCATCGAGAAGAAATTTATCTGATTGCTTGAAGTCTTAATTTCAACTAATTTAGTTGCAAATAAAGCCCACTCCTTAGAGGAAAGGTCGGTCGACTTAAGTTCATTTTTGGAGGCGCGTTTTCGGGATTTATAAAACCCACGAATTACTCTTTCCAGCTTTGGCTCATCCTTTTGGTGCTTTATAACAGCAGCTGCAATTGTTAAGTATCGACTTGAACCGCCACGCTTATAGTCGGCATCAAACTTCCAACCTAGGTCACCGCTTTCATCGAGATAAATAGTTGTCATGAGTTCCAAAAAGAAAAAGCCCTTATTTAAAAGGGCTTTAGGAGTAGGTGCGGTACCCAAACTTGACGCGTTTAAAACGCGCTTACGATGGTGACGAAATTTGTCGCAAGCTACTTGGGTGTTTGATTACTTATACCGCTTCGTCATTGGATTAATTATCCATGTTTTATGAATTCAAAGTCAAATCCACTGCTAAATCATGGTTTTAGGTGCCGCAAATAGAGGTTGGTGACAGCACTTTGCATATAAATTCAATATAAATTCTTTGTATGGAGGGCGCCAATATATAAATGTGACGTGCCCCAAGACTCCAAAGCTCTTCAACAAAAGTGGAACGCCCGCATTAAACATGCGCGCTCTCACTGGTCCACCTTTCATAAACGAGTAAAGCACAACCGCAATACTGTCGCTGGGTTTAACTGGAATGCAGATCCCACTGGTAAAGAGTTCTACACCCTAAGAGCCAACTTAATCCACGGAACTATCTCAGCAGTCCTGCCTAATGTGTATGCACGCAACCCAGAGATCTCAATTACCCCAGCCCATGCGGGTGCAGAGATCAAACTCTTTTGCAGCACTCTAGAAAAAGTAACTAATAGGGCGCTGGAGCATGCCCAATTAAAGAATCGAGCTAAGTCCACAGTCAGGGCTGCATTGACCTGTAGCTTTGGAATCCTAAAAGTGATGTACCAAAGGAATATCCATGAGGATGCTTATATCCAGGGACGTATTAATGACGCTCAGGAGAACTTGCTATCCATTGAGGAGCTTGAAAAAGATCTCCAAGACAAAGACCAGGCCAATCAGCATGATGTCAAGAGAGCTGAGCTAGAAGAACTCATTAGATCGTTACATGAACAATCCGAGGTGCAATCTGCTGAAGGTCTTGTGATTGATAGGGTGCTTACAGAAAACCTCCTCATTGACCCATCCATATGTGAGTTCTGGGATTACACAGATGCAGACTGGATGTGCCAGGTCATTCCCATGAAAAGATCGCAGGCTGAGGCTCTGTATAAAAAGAATCTCGCCAATGCCAAGATCTACCAACCAGGGCAGGGCGAGCCATCGCACAAGAAAGCAAGACGCTTAGCCTCAATGCAGTTAGAAGCAGGCCCGGTTAGCGATGATCAACAGATTGCGGTGCTAGAGATCTGGGATAGGGTAACTCAGTGCGTATACACAATGGTGGAGGGCGCGACCGATTGGCTAAGGGATCCTTATACGCCACCTAGGGCTGGAGAGCGCTGGTATCCATTTTTTCTATTGCCGTACCAAGTGGTTGATGGTCAGTTTATTGGTCCAAGCCTGGTCGATCTAACCGAACGACTACAAGATGAACACAATGAAGCGAGGGATCGCTTCAATCAGCATAGAGATCTTTGCATTCCAGGATGGGTAGCTTCAGCTGATATTAATGAGAAGACCATCAAAAAGCATTCGGATTCTCGATTTGGGGAGATCACCATCGTTGATACGGAAGGCAAGCCCCTAAATCAAGTCATTATTCCTAGAGGGCACCCAAAGATAGATCCGATTGTCTATGACACCAGCGCAGTGCGTTATGACTGGGAGCAAGTTACAGGCTTGCAAGATGCAGCAAGGTCTACCGTAGTAAGACCCAAGACCGCTACTGAAGCCAATATTCTGCAAAGAGCCTTATCGGGACGCGTATTTGAATTCAAGGACCAAATAGAGGATTGGTTGCAAGAGATCGCGCAATACAGCGCCCAGGTTCTGCTTCAGGAGCTCTCCAAAGAGCAGGTGGAGCGTTATGTGGGCGCGCCAATCATTAAAAAAACTATGGTTGATGGCCAGATCATCACGACTAAAGAGAAAACATACGACTGGCCAGAACTAACTAAAGAGCGAATCTTTGAGATGGTTGACCTACGTATCAGGGCTGGAACAACGGGTTCGCCTGATGGAATTGAGGAGAAGGAAGGCTGGTTAAAAGTACTGCCAATGATTACAAATTTATCCATTCAAATGCAAAACCTACAAGCAAGAGGGATGGATTACGAGCATATCCGTAGCCTCCTACAAGAGACTCTCTTGCGATATGACGATCGCATCGATTCAAATCTATTTATACCTAAGATTGAAAAGCAAGCCCCTGGATATAGAGATATTTCAATGAATTGGCAATGGGAAGTAGATAGGGAAAAACAAGGAAAGCATCAATATTTAAAAGAGGAGATAGTAGATGACACAAGAAGTGAAAAACTTTAGCTCTGGAGTATTAACTAATGGGGGTTTAATACAAAAAGAGCAAGAGCGCGAAGCTAAGCGCCAGCAAGAGCAGTTGCGTAAAGAGGCTGAAGAGAAAAGTGCAGCAGAAGCTGTTGCCAGACGCATCAAGGCAAGAGAAGAGCGCGCCTTAGAGAAGGTAGAGCAAGAAGCGCAAGCTAAGGCCAAACAATTGGCTGACGAAGAGCGGCGTAGAAAAGCCGATGAGAAGTTGGCTCAAGATGAAGTGGCAAGACTACAAGTGGTTGCCGCAAAGGAAGCGGCTAGATTAGAGAGGCAGAAAGACCTTGAAAGAAGACTTGCAGAAAAGGCAGCGCTCCAGCAGCAAGAAGAAGCTAAGCGCAAGACTCATCAAAAGCCTGTTGTCTTACTTGATAGCCTAAGTAAAGAGCCGGAGACAGGGGGGCAGAATCCAACACAAGAGCCAGAGGCGGAAGAGGAAAGTTTAGAGCCCGTCTTTTCGCTAGCAAAAGGCGAAGTGCTTGTACCAGCTGAGATACCTTCATTGATAACCAATCCCCAGCCAGATCCAATAGTTGCTAGAGACATCGGTGAACTATTGCCACCTCCCGTTGTGCTTACTGTAGGAGCTGAGCCGCAAGCACCCGTTCAGGTGGAGAGTGGTAAAGAGTTAATTGAAAGAGTCTTAAGTGCGACGGAGGAGCTATCCAAGGAGCAAGCGAAGGAAACGGTACAACCCAATCGTAGTGAAAACCGATTTCAAAAGATGGCTAATACCAATCGCGATCTTGCCAAAGAAAATGATACCCTGAAGTCAAGGGTAGAAGACCTTTTAGATAAGTTGCATAGCTATGAGATTGAAGGTGAACTCGTAGGTAGCATGATGGAATCTGTTGAGAGAAGTAAAAAAGAGAGGTGGAATGAAAAGCCAGGTCAGTCTTATCCCAACAAAGATCAGTTATATATTGTTAAGGAGGCTAAGCAGGAGATGCTTAAGTACCTATCTACTAGACAGGGCGAGGTAGACCATTGCTACAAGTCCGAGCTCTTTGCGAAATACATGGAAGATCCCTTTTATATGAATGTATTTGTGCAAAACCATGGAGTATTTGAATGGTGGCCGGTGATTGAGTCCATTTACAACTCAATCGGTTTGCCAAAACAAGACTGGTCTAAGGTAAAGGTTGCGAGTTATACCCCGCAACCCATTAGAGCAAGAACCGCTACCTTGGGCGCACCTGTAGCAAGCTCCGAACAACCCATGGATCGCATAGCTCAGCATCTTGGCAATATGGGGATCTAA